GCAGGCATCGAGTGCAAGCTGTACTACCAGGTCACTCCAGCGGCCACTTTCAATGTCACCGCTCCGACGCTTGTGACGGAGGTCAAAGACCTCAATGTAACGCTTAACAAGACGCGCATCGACATTTCCAGTCGAGCGAGCCAGTGGAAAGCCCAGATCTCCGGACTCAAAACCGCCGAAATCAGTTTTGGTTACCAATACAACGGCGACCCAGACGACGCAGTTTTCACCGCGATGCGTCAAGCGTTTTTGAACAACACGATTTGGCACTGGGCCGTATTGGACAACACCATCGCGACCCCTGGTCCGTCTGGCACGCAAGGATTGACCATGCCCGGAGAGATCATGGAATTCCCAATCGATCAGCCCCTCGAAGACGGCATGGTGGTCAACATCGTCGTCGCACTGTCCAGGATCAAGATCGGTTCGCCAGCCGCGCTAATCGATCCAGCTTGGTTGATTGTCGCACCGTCGGCTTAGTCCGTTTGAATCACTGATCGTTCCACCCAAGCGGAGTCGGCCATGCCACTTCCACGAGTCCGCAAAGGCAACGAAGTCGCGATTGATTTCCTGGACCATGGGGAATCGTCGCAAGGGCCTTTGGAATTCACGGTCTACGGCCGTGTGATTTTTCAGGACAAGAACAACATTGTGGTCGCTTCCTGGGTCTACTCAGATCCATCGAAGCGATTCAAACACGACGATTACAACGTCACTCAATTCACGATCGTTCGGGGTGCAATCCGAACGATCCGTTTTCTTCGATAACTCCAATCCCAACGAAGGCAACTCGACCATGCCCAGTTTTAAGGATTGCGAATCCCGCTCGTGGGATCTTCGCATTGACGTCGACGTCATCCGTCGCGTCCGCACTGTATTTTCGATCGATCTTGCCAGGGCACTGGCGGACCCCGAAACGATCGACCGGCTCACTTCCGACATCGTGTTTACTATCGACGTGATCTACGAGATCTGCCGACCCGTCGCTGAGAAAATCGGAGTCACCGCCGAGCTGTTCGGACGGTCACTCGCTGGCGATGCTCTCGGCCAGGCTGTCACCGCATTCGAAGAGGCGCTGGTGGAATTCCTCCCGGAGTCCAATCGCCGAGCCACAGCTCGGCGAATCCTCGAGGCAGGAAAGGCACTCCAGACCCAGACGGCACTTCGGATCACCACCGCGATGGACAAGGGACTGCTCGAGAAGGGGATCCAGGAGCAACTGACGAGTCTGGATCAGATGATCGAAAAAGCGATGCAGAAGAGCGCGCCGAGTACTGGCCAACCATCCTCCGACTAGCAGCGAGAATCGGGATCGAGCCAGGGCCCTACACACTGCGAGAGCTGATGTGGATGTCCGACGAGATCAATAAAGACCGCTGGGATCGCACCAGTGACCTGATGACCCTGCTAGCCAACATCCACAGTCCGAAGCGAGCTCGCCCATACAGACGCACTGATTTTCATCCGTACCGCACCAACAGTCCGCCGCCGAGCATTAGCCGCGCCGAGCTGCACAATTTGCGAGACGGGCTCCCGGTCCACTATGTGACGCTACCAAAAACCGATGCAAATTGACCAACCGACCCTTCGACAATTGATCGCCAACGACCAGCATGCTGCCGCAGCTCTGGCCGAGGGCCGGTACGGGGACTGCGCAATTCGGTGTTGCGAGATCGCGCCGCGAGTCCCGCGATCGCTGCCGCTGTCCTTCATGGGGATCATCGCTGTCTATCGCGACAATCTGCAACTTGGCGGAGAGGTCATTGCAGCGCTGAACACGGTCGCTTACGTCAATCCAATCATCGGGCTCATGGTCTCGTTTATGACCCGCGAAGCCGCCGTGGATGCCCGGCCAGATTTTGGCGACCCGAGCATCCGTGCTGCTCTCACGGCACCGCAACCGCATGGACTGGGACTCACACCTCAGCAAGCTGCTCCGCTGCTAGCCGCTGGCCAGCAGCCCGACACAATCACAGGACGAGACATCGAGCTTCTAGCTAGCGAGGAAATCTAAGTAATGCCATCCCTGGTAACGAAAACCACGCCCGACTACACCACGCTGATCTCGCCGAAAATTGTCGCGACGGGAAACATCGAACTCGCATCCACCACGCTCGATTTGCGAAACGTGCCAGGGGCTTGGGTCGTCGGTTTTATGGGCCGTGGAAGCAATGGCACCCCGACCCGCGCCGGATACTTCGCGATCAGACCGACGGACAACAACACAGACATCGTCCCCACGACAATTTTCGACATGGTCGGCCAAGGCCCAACGACGGCCGCTTTGCTTGGGGCACTCACTGCTGATGTGTCCACTTCGCAAAATACAATCGCCATCGCCTCGACTAACTTTGCCATCGGTGACACCGTCTGCATTTTCAACTCCGGCGGAACGCTGATCCAGTGGAACCGCATCGCCTCGGGTGCGACAACCTCCTGGACGATGGAGAGAAATCACCGCGTTCTTAATCTCAATACCAACTCGGTGACTAACCTCGCCGATGTCCGCCGAGTCTGGATCCCTGGCGGTGACATTTACGAGTGTCGCTTCGTCAACTTCTCGTCGATTCCTTACGTCGTGCAACTTTTGGCCATCGTCGACAAGGGAGAGACCATCACCTAATGCTCGCATACTACGGGCCGGAATGGGAAAGTCTGCAAAGCCGAATCGTCGGTCGGTGGTGTCCGTCTTTTTCGGGCAACACTGGGTTGCAATTGCCGGACACAGTGGGCCGGAATCATGGCACCCTAACCAACTTTGCGAACAACGGCAACGATGCGTATGTCGCAGTCCAAGATCGAACCGCTTTGAATTTTGACGGTGTTAATGATCGTGTCGCAGTCAACACCTTGAACCTAAACACCCTCGATTTTGCCATATCGTTTTGGGCCCAACAAAGGGGTGCGGGGGCGATTGGGATGCCGATCGGAAATAGCACAACCGCGAACAGCTATATTTGGTTTCGATCGGGAAACTATCTGCGTTTTCAAACGCCGATCGGGAACGTCGAGTTTAACCTTACGACATTCACGACATTTAGACACTATTGCATTTTTTCAACACCTAGCACTGCCGCAATTTCAACAATCAACCTTTTTGTCGACGGGGTTTCGATTGGTGCGTTCACGCTAGCGGCGGGGACTTTTACGCTCAATTCGATCGGGGACGGCTATCTCTCTAATGCCTTTCCTTTTCCCGGCGTGATCGACGACGTCACAGTTTGGAACGCAGGTTTAACCGCCAACGAAGTTCGGTTCATCTACGAGCAAGGCCGTGGCGGTGGACTGCTCATGCAACCACCTAGACGACGCAGTGTCGCTGCGGTCATCGCCGCTTTGGTGCTTGCTTGCGAGACAGGCAACTACAGTCTGACGGGTCAAGCAGCAGGCTTGTTTGCGAGTCGATTGCTTGCTGCCGATCAAGCTCAATACATACTCTCCGGCAACGCGGCCAACATTACCGCAAGCCGCCTGCTCTCGGTCGATCCGGACTCCTACACCGCAACCGGAAACGATGCTGCGACGATCTGCGCGAGGCTGCTCGACAGCGGAGCTGCGGCTTACGCTCTAACTGGCACTGATGCTGGACTGATCGCGAATCGAAAGCTTACGGCGGACCAAGCGGTCTGTTTCCTGGCTGGCAACAATGCCGAGCTGCTGCGATCGCTCAAGCTCAATGCTGGCTCGATGGCACTGCAACTCGACAACTTTGCCGCGTCGCTGTTAGCCGATCGCAAGATCTCCGCCGACGGTGCCCAGTACATCCTAGTCGTCTCCGATGCAAACCTCGGCGACTCTGCGTCTGGAGTCGCCCCCTACTACTACCTGTTTATGATGCGAGGACCTCAGTAAATGGCCGAAGCCAACAAGTTCCAATCGTTCGCCAAAAATGTCGCCGAAGGCAAGATTAACCTTGCATCGGATCAGCTCGCCGTCGCACTGACCAACGTCGCTCCTGTCGCTACCAATGCGGTTTTGGCCGATCTAACGCAGATCAGTTACACCAACGCCAGCACTCGCAATCTGACGACCAGCAGCAGCACTCAGACCGGTGGAGTGTACAAGCTCACCGTGGCTGACCTGGTGATCACCGCTTCGGGAGGATCTGTCGGCCCGTTCCGTTACGTCGCTGTCTACGACGACACGCAGACCAGCCCAGCCAAGCCGTTGATCGGATGGTACGACCGTGGAGACTCAATCACCCTGCTTGCTGGCGAAGCAATCACGCTCGACTTCGACCAAGTCAATGGACTCCTGACCCTCACCTAATTATGTACCGAAACACTGCCGGAACACTCAAGGTCTTCGCTTTTAACCGGACAACCAATGCTCCGGTGACTGGCGGTGCTGCGCAGATCACTTGCCGAGTCTCGCTCGACGGCGGTGCTCGTGCTGCGCTCGCCGATACCAATCCGACCGAGATGGAGGACGGCTACTACCTTTTTGATGTCACCGCAGGCGAAACCAACGGCACCACAGCAGACTTTTTTCCCGAGTCCGCAACATCTGGCGTCCAAGTGATTCCAGTCGAGCATTCTCGCTACCTGTCGCTCGAGAATGTGATTGCCGCCAAAACCAACACGATTCAATCGGGCAAGGTCTCTTATGCTGGCCCAGTCACCGCCAAAGGCACGGTCGACCAGATCGTCATCGGCGATGATTACCTTGTGGCCCATGGTACCGCATTCGTCTGGACGATCTCCGCGATCCCAGGCATGTCGGCCGGTGCTGTCACGGTCCACTTCGGTGGAACCAACGGGACCAACCCATTCGCCGTCACTGGCACCGCTGCGGACATCGGATCGGGGAAATGGTCGCTCACGTGCGAGATGCCTCGAGCGACCTCGGGCGGACTGGTGCCCGGAGAGTACCGGTACTCGGTGGCTGTCCACAATGCTGCCGGCGTCGAATTGACTCGAGTGTACTACGAGGATCCGTTCGTTGCTGTGGAGAAGTTCACCCCATGAACGTGACCTTCAAAGTCCGCGAAGCTTTCTTTGATCGGCCCAAGGTGATTGCCTCGCTGAAAAAAGCGAAACGCAAAGTCTTGAGCAAAGCCGGTGCGTTTGTGCGCAAGCGAGCTCGCTCGTCGATGCGTCGGCGAAAGTCCGCTTCGGCACCTGGCTCTCCACCGTCGGCTCACTCGCCCAACACGCACTCGCTCAAGACGATCCTGTTCGCCTATCAGCCCCAAAGCGAATCGACGATCGTAGGCCCAGTGCAGTTGAACCAAGTCAACTTCACGATCGAATCTGTCACGAGCACCGTGGCCGGTCTCCATGAGCGGGGCGAGACTGCGATCATTCGCGAGTACCGATACGCTTCCATCGAGGGAGAGGGCGAGCCTGCCAACTGGCGACGGGTCGACGGCCGTCGAAGGTATGACGAGCGTCCTGGGTATCGATTCGAAACTCGCCGTCGCCGAGCTCGGTACCCCAAGCGGCCCTTCATGCGTCCTGCGCTCGAGGCCGAAGCCCCCAATTTCCCCGAGCTGTTCAAGAACTCGATCGCAGCGGTGAGGTAGTACCATGGCGAGTAACATCAAGGCCGGTCAAGCTTACGTCGAGATCGCGACCAAACAGGGCTCGTTCGATAAAGGAATGGCCCAAGTCCAGGCTGCAATGGCACGGCTCAAAGGCGTCGCGACGACCATGGGCACCGGAATCGCAAAAGGTTTCACCGGTGCCCATGGTGCATTGTCCGGCTTTTCCAAGAGCGTACTCAGCCTCCCTGCTGCGATCGCTGGCTCGGTCGCTGTGACTGGCTTGGTCGCACTGGCGAAGAATTTCGCCGACGCTGGCGGTGCAGTCGACGACATGGCCCAGAGAACCGGCATGAGTGCCGAAGCGGTGTCCTCGCTCGGCTATGCTGCAAAGCTCTCCGGAACGGACATCGGAACGCTTGAAAAGGGTGTCCGCAAGATGCAAATGGGCATCGCCGATGCAGCAGCCGGCGTGCCTGGTGCCGTGGATAAGTTCACCGCTCTGGGCTTGAGTGTCGCCGATCTGCAGAAGATGTCTCCCGACGAGCAATTCATCGCGATCGCCGACAAGCTGTCACTGATCCAGGATCCAGCCCTCAAAAGTGCTGCCGCCATGGAGTACTTCGGCAAAGCCGGTGCGGACCTGGTCCCCATGCTTTCCGGAGGGGCTGAGGAAATTCGCAAGCTCCAACAGGATGCAGCAGACCTTGGGCAAACCATGTCCGGCGAGGATGCCGCCGCTGCCGCTAAACTCGGCGATGTGTTCGACAGGCTGTTCGGCGTTATCGGTGGCCTGCAAACCCGAATCGGTTCGGCCCTCGCGCCGCTGCTGACCGCAGTCGGCGAACGGATCATCAGCGTGGTCTCGAACGTCAGCAAGTTCATCGGCGAGAACCAAGAGCTGATTGTCACGATCGCCAAATGGACTGCGGTCGGAGCTGGCCTGCTCGCTGGACTATTTGCCCTCGGTGGAGCTGCGGCCGTCGCCTCGGTGGCTATGACCGGCCTAGCTGCGATCGGTGGAGCGATCGCCGCGGTGTTCGGCATGATCGTCGGATTGATCACCGCCATGGTTTCCCCGATCGGGCTGGTGATCGTCGGAGTCACCGCAGCCACTGGAGCATTCCTCTACTTCTCGGGAGTGGGGGGTGAGATGGTCGGCTATCTGGTCGCCAAGTTCAACGAGCTCAAATCGATTGTGCTGCCAGTGTTCGACGCCATCAAGACCGCTTTGATGTCCGGACAATGGCAAGCCGCTGGCCAAGTCGCCATGACCGGCCTGCAATTGGTCTTCCGGGTCGCGACTCGGGAAATGTATGCGGGGTGGCTTTCGATGATCACCAAGCTCCAGAACGCTTGGACGGATCTGTCTGCCATGGTTTCCATTGGTGCGATTGAAATGGTCGTCGGTATCGTGAACACCCTGGCCGGGATCCCAACCCAACTGGCCAAAGGATTCGCAACGGCAGTCACTTGGTTGCAGGGTGCGTTCGACGAAACGGTCAACTTCATCGCCAAGAAATTGCTGTACATCTATTCGCTAATCGACCGTTCGGTTGACTACGAAAAAGCAGCGATGCAGATGGACAAGGATGCTGCCAAGCGAGCCGATGCGCGTCAGAAATCGCTAGACACTGCCAACCAGAAGCGAGACCAGGAGCTACAGACTGGCAATACTGGACGCTTGCAATTGGCCAATCAAATGACGCAGGGGATCACTGCCCAGGCGAATCAAACCAAGAGCGATCGCGAGGGACGCAACGCTCAATCCCTTGGTGTATTTGACAAATCGATTTCTGATCTCCGAGCATCGTTGAAAACACAAACGGCGGAGATCGACAAAAACGCACCAGGAAAAGGATTCCTTTCCTTCCTTGGTCCTTTGGGGCAAGCCGTTGAAGCCGTGGTCGACAC